GAATGGTTCGAAGAAGAACTGGACGAAATCCAAGAAGAAACTGAAATCATGGAAGAAGAAGCTGAAGAGTTATATGCCGAAGCCGAAGAAGAAAGTACGGAAGAAGTCAACGAAGAAAAAAGCTCAGTAAGAGTATCTGCACTAGACGTTGTAGCTAGTACTATACAGTCTGCTAGGAATAGTGTTTCTAGCTCCATACGTGGCTCTGGTGGAACGAATAGAAACTCATCAGTAGCTGCAGTTAGTAATAGTACAAGTGGGGCTTCAGGCTCGTCTATGTCATCTACTGGTGGGATAAGTACGACAAGCTCGCCTAGTATTTCTGATCAAGTTGTATCTGCATCAGCACAAAATCAACAAGTGTTGTCCATGAGTTCTGATGTAGATACATCCTCAACCAGTGTAACTATAAATATTCTACCAGATATTGATGGAACTCCACAAATTGCAATGGCAGATGTACAAGTACAAGATATGCAAGGAGAGATTGACACAGCTATATCAGGAGTCATGACAGCTAGTGAAGCTGACCAAGTAGCTGATCAAATAATTGCAAACAATATTAAAGAACAACAAGAAGAAGCTGAACAAAAACAAGAAGAAACAGGACAGTACGCCGACAGTACAACTCTTGTAGCTTACTTAGGATACGTTGCAGGCTTTGATGCGTACAGAGAAGCTCAAATACCACAGCAAGAAACTTGGTATGAACCTAGAGCAATCTATGCAGGAGTAATGTTAGATGATAACACACAAGCTTTTTATGGATTAGCCGGTGCTAGTCTTGAAACATTAGGTGACATGATAAACATGCAACCAAATTTATAACGGAGAAAAATATGGAATGGTTTGAAAATAAAACAACACAACTAATTGCCCTAGTAGGTATTGTAGGAACACTAGCAGGTTTTGGATATACCGGTGCTACTTATGTAAATAGACTTGAAAATCTTGAAGCAGCTATTGGAAGTGTAAGTGACACAGAAGATGCTCAAAAAGTTATTGAAGAAAGATTCGTAGCTATTGAAACGTCCGTAGAGTATATCAACAAAAGTATTGATGAAGGTATCAACCCGTCACTTAAAAAGATATCAGAAGCTTACAATGGAACTAGCAAAGACGTAGCATCATTACAGACAGAAGTACAGTACTTACAAAATGATGTAAGTGTACTCAAAGAAGATAATAAAAATCCTTTAGCTAATTAATAGTAGCATTCAGGGCATCAAGTTCGGATTCAAGTTCGTTGTGTATAGCAAGTATCTTTTGCCTTGCTTCTCTTATAACTGTTTCTACTATTTTTAAATCAGAACCTTTAAATATTTTCTTAGCATCCTTTAAAGGTAGTCCGCTTGTTTCTGTAACTAAGCGACCTTTAGTATCAAATAATATATGGAAGGATAGTATGTTCGCTTCCTGTGCTTTCATTTTATATCTCCGCAAATGAAACTTTGTCTTGCTTTCCTCTAAGTCCTGCTTTCATATAAGCAGTTGCTCGCCCCTCAAAAAAGTTTTGGTGCTCAACTCCAAGTACTTCATCTAACCACGGAAGAGGGTTATCTTTCTGATCAAAGTTTGTTTTTAATCCAAGTTGTAATAACCTTCTATCAGCTATGTATCTGTTGTAAGCATACATATCTTTCTTTGTAAGTCCTTGCATATCTCCTAGTTCAAATACTAGGTCAAGAAACTTATCTTCTAATTCAACCATTTCTCTACAAATATTGTAAAGTTCTTTTTTAAAATCATCAGTCCATATATCAATGTTTTCTTGTATGAACTCTCTGAATAGTTTAGTCATAGCTTCTACATGAAGTGACTCGTCACGTATAGAATACGTTACAATCTGCCCCATGCCTTTCATTCTTCCAAACCTTGGGAAGTTTAACAAGATTGCAAAGCTGCTAAATAATTGTAGACCTTCTGTAAATCCTGAATATACTGCTAGGGTTTTAGCAATAGCCTTCTTGTCTCTACGAGTAGGTTTAAAATCTTTAATGTAGTCATGTTTGTTCGCCATTTCTTCGTACTCAGCAAAGGCTTTGTATTCTATTTCCGGCATCCCAACTGTGTCTAATAATAAACTATAAGCATGTTGATGTATTGATTCCATGTTCGCAAATGAACACATCATCATTCTTGCTTCAGGTTTCTTGAATATTCTCATATACTTATCGATATATCCTGAACCAACATCTACATCTGATTGCGTAAACAATCTAAAGATTTGTGTTAGTAAATTTTTTTCTTCGTCTGTTAGTTCTTGCCAGTCCTTTACATCTGTATGTAAGGGCACAGACTCTGGCAACCAATGCATCTGATTCTGTTCAACGTACTTATCAAACATCCAAGGATGATCAAATGGTTTATAATATTCTCTGTTACTTAGTAGACTCATTCCTTTTCTCCACGTGTTTGGCATACTCTTGTAGTAGCCATTTGTTATATTGCTTTATGTATTCTTCTTTATTTAATGTTTCTGAACCAAAAGACGAATGTTCATCACAGTAGTCTAACCACATTCTAGTGCAGAAACTATAAAACGTATTGGACACTAAAACTCCTTGAGAAGTAAGTCTAACTTCTCTTGAGCAGTAGCCATCTTATCTAAAAGTAAATCCATAGACTCTATAATATGAGGATGTTCTGCGACTCCCATACCTAATGAAAAGTATGTATCAAGTTCTGATTTAGCAATAGCTATTTCAGCTTCATACTTTTTTTTAAGTGCATCAAATCTTCCTTCGTACATGTTATCAAATTTATCTTCCATAGTTATCCTTCACAACTTAAACATTCTACATCTTCAAGCTTGACTCGTTGTATTTTGACATTAACATTCTCAGCACTACGAGCAGCATCTGATCTAAAATAATATAATGATTTTAATTTATTCATAGCATACCAATGTACATCATTGACATACTGTAAGTATTCATCATGTACCGTTTGAGACTCGGTAGCTTTAGGCATAGTAAAAAATAAATTTACACTTTGACTTTGACAGACATACTCTTGTCTCATATGTGCATGTTCTACTATATAGATTTGATTAATCTCTGTAGCAGTTTTAAATATTTCTTTTTCTTCATCAGAGAGGATATCTATATCTTGTACCGAGCCATTAGCTATAGCCATCTCTTTCCAGATTTGCTCTCTCGTGTCCATACTCAAGCCTTTTTTCTTGAGAAGTTTTTCTAAATATTTATTCCTAACTTGGTAAGAACCGGATAAAGTTTTGTGCGTATATACGTTAGCACGATATGGTTCAATACTAGGGGAAGTACCACCACATATAATACTACTACTGGCATTAGGAGCAATAGCCAAAAGATGAGCGTTACGCTTATTGCTACCGTGTATATCAGGAGCTTCCCCACGTTCATGAGCCAATCTTTTAGTCGATTCCATAGATCGTTCTTTGATGTGGGAGAAGGCGACATTATTGATACTAGTAGATCGTAACCCATGGAAAGGTAGTCCTTTACTTTGGAGTAAAGCATGAAAGCCCATCGCTCCAAGACCCACCGACCTTTCTCTATACGCTGAATAAGCAGCTTTAAGTAGTCCTTCTTTTTCTTCTCTAACATATTTTTTAAACCTCTCAAAATTTGCACTATATCCACCAAGTCTACTGGTGTCTACAATAGCTTCTATAAAGTGTTCAAGAACATTATCTAACATGGTAATTAGATCATCAATAAACTGTTCGTTCTTTTTCCACTTGTCAAAGTGTTCTAAATTTACACTCGATAAACAACATACTGCGGTACGTTCTTCGTTTGTTGCTAAGACAATCTCGGAACATAAATTACTTTGATTAACTCGTAATCCTAAATCCTTCTGTTGTTTTGGTAAGTGTTCATTACAGGTGTCAATGTTAATCATGTAAGGTTCGCCAGTTTCGGCTCTTGCGTTTAACATCTGCCACCATAAATCTCGAGCATTTAGAATCTTAACTGCTTCACCACTCTTAGGATCAATTAGTCTCCACTCTTCATCATTCTTAACTGCTTCTAAATATTCGTTGGTAAGATTAATAGCATTGTGTATGTTTAAACACTTTCTATTTATATCTCCACCAGATTCTTTTCGCATGTTTATAAACTCTTCTACTTCTGGATGTGATATATCCATATACGCAGCATACGAACCACGTCTTGTTACGCCTTGATTAAAGGCAAGCATTTGCGAATCTACTACATGCATGAATGGGATTGATCCAGTAGAACGAGAATGGTTAGAAGTACCAATACCATTGCTTCTAACACTTCCCCAATATCCACCGATGCCTCCACCTGAACTCGCGAGCCAAATGTTTTCATCATAGTGATCAGATAACCCACGCCTACTGTCAGGTACGTAGTTGAGAAAGCAGCTAATAGGTAAGCCACGAGTCGTTCCTCCGTTAGAAAGTATAGGAGTACTAAACATAAACCATAAATCGGAACTGTACTCATAAAGTCTCTGTGCAAGATCGAAGTCAGTCTCACCTTTATAAGTCGCACCAAAAACACTAGCCCTTGCAAAAGCTTCTTGAGCATGAGTTTCTTCCTCCCAAAAATATCTATCCTTTAATGTATCTAAACTAAACTTATCTAGCTTTTTTTCTTTGTCATAATCTATGACTATTCCTAAGTAAGGCTTCTTGCCTATCTTATCTTCAATCATTCTCGATTTCCTCTTGATTTAAATGCAAAGCAATCAATGCGTAGTGAATTATTTTAAGTAAATCTTTTTGAGACTTCCCATCTTTCTTACCATACCTCATTGCATACTTCATGATATTACCTACACAAAATCCCTCTCCATGTCCGGCATCTATAATCATATCAGTTGCTTGATACTTTGAATGAGCGTAGTGTTGTGTATAAGTATTATCTATATACTGATGTACTGCTCTAATATTCAAATTCTCATTAAACTTATAATCCATATCTCTTCCTTAATGTATTGTGTCCTCTTCGGATATTCCTGTCAATCTTCTTTTGTATTCTATTTCAATTAAGTCTTGCATCTTTTCAATCACTTCAGTATCAACTTCTTTGATTTGATGTCCAGAAAAAATAAAACTTCCTATGATCATAATCAGTTCACTTAAATCTATATCCTCTAAGTTCCAAGTGACGATTGTATCTTTAAACTCAGGCACGTTCTAACTCCTGAACTTGAACCTCTGTGATGTCTTTGCCAGTTGATTTGACAACTTTCTTAATACCTTTAATAAACCATCGTAAAGTGTACGCAGAAACTCGGAGATGCCTATTAGCATAAATATGAGTTTGATCCGGCAAATATTCTTCCAAGTTATTAATTTGAACTTTATCTTTTTCATCATCAGGTACTACACTCCTTAACCAATCAAGCATTAGCTGTTTGGCGTGTCTTCTTATTAGCTTTTCTTTTTTTGAATTCATGTGTAATTTCCTCTACTTTAGGTTCTTTAACTACTTGTGTTAAATAGGAAAGACCTTTCGCATATTTAAATACTCGAAGACCTTTACCATTGTTTGAATCTTTATGACATTCCACTTTATGCCTACAGAAAAAGCATCCTCTAGGTAGCTTCATGTTACCTGATTGTCCGTCAGGGATAGGTTGATAGCAAAGTTCAGGCGGTGCTGACTTGCGTAAAGATTTCTTGACTGTATTTATTTTACTCTCTATGTTGGGTTTGTCAAGTTCTTCCGGTATATAAAGTGCAAGTTCTCCATTTTCTTTGTTCATTGCTAAGAATCCACCTTCGGAAGTACCATGACCTGCCTCATATCCGGCAAGTTGAGCGAGGTATCCGAAGGTATCATCTTGAGCTAATGTTCCATCCTTGAACTTCTTAAAGGCATAGCCTGATGCAGTCTTAACATCCACCACTTCACCATCGATAACACAATCCATGTGTCCTTCAATACCTTTTACTTTAACATTCTTTTGTTCATGTTCTACATTGTGTCCTGCTAGTCTAACTAATAATAAGACTACCTCTTCTAACATATGACCATAAAGAAACTTTATAAATGTATTAGGAGTAATAGAACTTTCTTGTGGTTCAGCTTTCATGTCATACCATAGTTGCCTATTAGGTCTACCAATGTTTGACATACGTAATGTTCCTTCTGATCTTTCTGTAGGTGTAGACCAATGACGTAAGACTTCTTTCATGTCTTCACCAAACTTATCGATAACTTCGTCAGATAGGTTAAGTGATTTACCCTCGCCAAGTACAGAAAGTTTTTTGTAGATATCATCTACTAATGTATTTAATTTTTTCTTTTTCATTTAAATATATTTTTCGGAATACACTTTGTATTTCGTTTTTTTATTTGATGCCTTGTTCTGAATATTTTTTTGATTTGTAGAAGCTGTAACCCAAGTTAAATTAGCTATAGCATAATCTAATTTATTTTCGTTAATATGATCAACAGTATAAGTTTTATTTGGATATTTATTTTTTATAAAGCACATTGCAAATAATCTATGACAATAAATAGTTACTCCTTTATCTTGATTAAAAAGTTTAAAACAAGGGTAAACTGATCTACTAAAACTAGGTTTAACAATAAGTCCATTATCATTATTTAATACATAAGGAAAGTCATTCCGACCTTTAAACTCAGGTAAATGATGTTGCCCTCCAGTTTTAAAAATTGTATATTTTCCTTTAGGAATAGATTTAATAAACTCTGAAGTTCTATTTAAGTCTTTCAGTCGTTGACCTCCTTCACCAAAAAAAATAAAAGATTTAGAAATATCTTTAGTAGTTTCTTTTACAATTTCATCCGAGCTTTCTGATTCAAAAAAATCAAGTTGTTTAATGTGTTTCACTCCAGTTGTCTCCTATCTTGTATTCTCCATCCATTGGACAGCGAAGATTATAATACTCTCCGGCTTTAATAATACAGTTGACTGCTAACTCTCCTACAAAGTCTGCTAGGTCTTCTCTAACTTCCATCTGCCATTCGTCATGAATGTTAGCTACAAACTTCGCATCAAGTGTATTTAGTTTTATTACTGAGTCTAACATAACTAATCCACGTTTCATAACAATAGCTCCTCCACCTTGTAATAAAGTATTGAGAGCCGCATGTTGTGTACGAATTAAAAGTTTTCTTCCATCTAATCCTTTGAGGTAATTTTTTGCTGATGCTCTTTGAACTTTATCTCGAAGAGATTTAAATGATGGGTTACTATCAAAAAATTGTTCTCTAAGTCGCTTACCATCTTTTTGGTTTCCTCCAACCACTCTTCCAAGTTTTGCATCTCCTGCTCCGTATATGAGGGCATAGATGAAAGTCTTCGCCTGATCTCTAGATTCAAGTCCTGCAGCTTTCTGATTAAGGGTGTGTATATCTCCGTCAATGATTTCATTTATAAACTCCTCGTCTTGCATGTAGTGAGCAAGCATTCTTAATTCTAAACTAGAAGCATCGATACCTACTAGTTTGTATCCTTCTTCAACTGTCCAACAGGCTCTACATTCAGCACCGAAAGGGCTATGAATGTTAGGTACTTGAGCCATGTTAGGATTTCTATGACTCATTCTTCCTGTGATAGTACCATTCGGAATAACAAAACCATGCACACGACCATCTTCATCTAAAGCTGATATCCAAGAATCTACTTGTGCTATACGTTTTTGATACAGTAAGTAGTCAGCAATTAATTTTGCTTGTGGAATAGAATCAATACGAGCTAATGTAGTTTCATCTACTATAGGTTGACCGGTAGGAGTAAACTTCTTAGGTTTCCAACCAAACTCAACTAGGTATTCTCCTATTTGTTTTCGTGATCCGAGATTAAAGTCTTGTAACTTTCTTCTGGTAAAAGGGGTGATGTCATTAGTAGGTGAGCGTTCTTCAAATTCTTCAGGAGTCAGTCCTTGCTTTGATAAAGTTCCATCTTTCTTTAATTTAGGTTGTACATCTTTAAGATCAATCATCTTAGGTTTAAACACCTTATGTACTTCATCTTCTGCTTTCTGCATGAGTTGACGAAGTTCAGCAAGTAACATATCAGCGTGTTTAGAATCAAACTTAAATCCATTAAGTTCTTGTTCTTTAATAACTGAGGCTACTGCTTGCTCTAAAGAAACACATTCTTTAGCAAAGCCTTTGCCTTCATTACGCAGGTGTTGAAAGAGGACAGTATTAAGTTGAACATCACGAACACAATAGTCCAACATTTCTTTAGAATAATTAAGGTAATCATCAAACTCTATCTTCCTAAAGCCTAAACGAAAACCCCACTTTTCTAAACTATGTCCTCCTTCACGAACCGGATTGAAGAGTCTTGACATAACTAATGTATCTACAACTGGTTTGTGAGAAAGTTTTACATTCCCAAACTTCTCAACCATAGGTATATCAAAACCTATAATATTATGACCAATAAGTTTATCTGCCTTTTCAAGTAAAGCATAACCTTCCTCTAATTTATCCGGAGGATACTTATATAGTGTTCCTGTATCAGGGTCTTGAGCAACAACACAATGTATCTTAGTTGCTTTAAGATCGTCTGTCTCTATATCAAATACTAAATTCATAATTTTATTTGGTTCGATAATAAAAATCGTGTATTACATCTAAAGCATAGGACAAATCTCTATAGTCTTGTTCGCTTTTCCAATAATTTTCTTCTCTTAATTTCTCGAGTAACTCGTCTAAATCATAATAAGATTTATCAATAAGTTCATGTTCCTTTTTAGAAAAGAAACTTTCCTCAAACACACCTTTTTTTTCTAATTTTTTCAAGTTTTTATTTATGTTTTCTTTTTGAACTTTATGAAAATAATCATAAAAATTGTCTTCCATTTTATGTGTTTGCTCTCTTTGTTTATCATCATTACTATAATGAAGTGAAGGTAGCGAATAAAGACTATTAGTATGTCTCTCACTCCATATCCATCTTAAATTTTGATATTCCCCATCGTAGGAATCATATACCCACGAACTCGAATTACATCCTTCTAATAAACTATCAAATTCAGTTATTTGTTGAGCCATCCAAACTCCATCATTTAAATATGTATCACCTTCAATAGCATATTTTTTATAAGGATTATTTTTTATAATGAAAACTATAAAATATTTTGCAAATAAAATAATATAATTTCTAATTCTAATTATTATATTTCTCATGATACTCCTTTAATTATAACTCTAGTAGTTCATCTGCATCATCTTCAAATTGATCTTTAGGAACTTCTCGTAGCCTACCTGTTTCTCTATCGTAAAGCAAGTGACTTGCTAATCCAACATCCCCTGTGTATCTAGATTTTAAGACACGCATTTTAGTTGTATTAGATTCCTCAATATCATCTGATTGTTGATTCCTTTCAAGAGCAATAACACAGTCGGACAGTTGAGCAATACTCTGTGAACCTCTCAAGTGTGAGAGAGACACTTCAATACCATTCTCATGTCCTTTGTTTCCATCCACTCTTCGTAGATGTGATACTAAGATTAAGCCTGCTCCTGTCTCTTCAACTATACTTCTCAGTCTAGTCATGATGTTGTCGATTGCTCTACGTTCATCACCTTCGGATAAAGCAGACACTAACATATGTAAGTGATCTACCACTACCCATTTACAGTCACAGGCTACAATCATAAAACGAATCTTATTAAATATTTCATCAATACTATTCGTTCCAAAATGAGCATGTATCCATACTCTATTTTTATTATCTCCATCATAAAGAATGTCAAAGAATTTATCCAACTCTTCTTGCGAAAAGTTTTCTCGTTCTTGATCTATATACAATCGAGCATTAGCTTCGATAGATAAGATACCATCAACTGTTCTTCTCCAGTCTTCTTCAAGAGCAATAATTCCTACGTTATCCGTAGTTTCTTTGATAAGCCAATGTTCTAGTTCTCTAGTCACAGAAGACTTACCAAGTCCTGTACCTCCAGTAAGTGTTACCAACTCTCCGGCACGTAATCCATATAGCTTGTCGTTTAAACCTTGCCAAGGATAAGCAATACTTTCTTTCTGAACTCTATCAAAAAAGTCTTGCCTTGATTCGGATACATTGATAACACCACTAGGAGTATAAACTTTTGCTGACCACCAAGCTTCAACAAATTCTTTATGTTTGTTCTGACGAAGCATGTCGTTAGCATCTTTGAATCCACTAGGTAGTGTCATGATCTTAGCTTTACTAGGTTGGAAAAGCATTGCTACTTTCTTAGCCGCTTCCTGTCCTTGTTTATCACTATCAAAACAGATCACAACATTCTCAAAGCTTTCAAGAAATTCTAAACTTTCTTTTACATCTTTGACTGCACCTGATGAACCTCTCTTTATTGAAACTGCTGCCCACTTACTACCCATCAATTCGTAGCAAGCCATTGCATCACATTCACCTTCAACTAGGGTAATTGACTTACCTCCAGTCTGAAAAATCTGTTCTCCAAACAATCCAGTACCTTCAAAACTGCCTTGAACTGAGAAATTCTTATCTCGAACATAGCGTACTTTCGTAGCAGATAGCTCATGTTTGTTGAAATATGGATACAAATGCTGAACAATCTCTCCATTGCTAGATAGGATAGATTTCACTCCATATTTACGAGCAGTTGCCTCCGATATTCTTCGATCAGTTAATGCTACGTAGTCGCCACCATTTGGATTGACTGGTGGTGTCTCTTTTTTCTGTGTCACTTCCTCTCCTGTTATCGCTTGATTATAGTTTAGAAAATAAGTTTCACAACTAAAACATTTTGCTGATCCATCTTCATTTAAAGATACAGGGTCACTTCCTCCACAGGAGGGGCAGGATAATTTGTGTTTTACAAATGCCATTTTTATTCCTCACTTAAAGTTAATAAAAGTGTGTAGCTAGGTAGTGCATGGTGGTATAGTTCTTATTTACTTTCAACTTTAACCTTTCTTAAGTCCTCTTGCTTGTAATTAAACTTGCATTCACTCGTATAGGATTTTACAAAAGCTCACTCCCACCTAGCTACACGTGATAGTTTTTTAAGAAGGACTATCAACCTACTCCTACTCTAAGATTATACTCACACGCTAGGAACTGGAGAGTTTAGGCACACTAGTCGGAGTCGGTAGACTCAGATAGTTCTTCGACCACTTCAGCATCTTGTGCTTCTGTGTCTTGTCCATCATTATTAACTATCTCAACAATTCTATTTGAGAAAAAGTTAATACCTGCCTGAATCTCTTCAAGGTCTAAAGTTGCATCTACTTTTTTTGAATTAAGTCGTTGCAATCTTCCAAATACTCCTTGTCCTTCTTCAGGTAAGTCTTCTACAAAAATTTGAACCCCATCAATAGTTATGAAAGGTTTATTTTCTGTGTTATTTATTTCGTCATTCATGATTAAAACTCCAAGTCATCATCAATCGGTTGTAATTCACTTCCGTCTGAACCTGTATACTCTACTAAGTCTACTACTTGCACTGCTTGTAGATCAAGACCTTTGAAGTCTCCATAGTTATTAGAAGTTTCCCATTCCCTGTATTGAACATTTACTTTAGAGCCATTGCCTACTGCAACATCCAAGGGTTCTTTATTAGCATCAAGAAGTTTAGGAGTTTGATTAGGTGTTCCATCTTTCCTTGCTACTTTTCTTTTTATAATGAGTTCTTTCTGTCCATCATTATCTCTGATTCTAAAACCCCTGCTAGAAAAACTATCAGCAGTCTTATCATCAACTAATAAAGTAACAGAGTACTCACCATATTTATTGGGTGTTTTAACCTGTGCCCAATTTACAGGTACTGGTCCAATTATTGGCATAGTATTTCTCCTTTAGTAAAAATCTGTGAGGTTTTATGTGAGTCGTTAGACCTCAAACTAACATCAGCTTGTACTGACCTACTATCTAACTGTTTAGGTGTATAGTGAGGGCTACATGCGTTAGTAGTATAACTCATAGGAGGTTAGATTTCCCTCAAGTATTGATTATAAATGTAGCCTATGAACATTTCTAAGTTATGTTCATCTAAAAACTTTAAAATAAAATCAGAACCACTTGCTCTCAGTTCATGTCCTAGTTTCATTTCATACATATCATTCATGATATTATAGTTTGAACCTAACTTCAAGTATTGTTCTCGTGATAATTTAAATTCTGTATTGCTTATCTTTTCCATAAAGTGTGAATTATATATGAATTGAATAATCTTGTCAACCTCTTTTTTTAATTAATTTAAAACCTTTTAATACTTTTCTTTTTTTAAATATCTCCATTGTTCCATCTGCATATCTCACTTCAAGAACTCCTTTGTCTGCATGAAGAGCAGTCACTTGATCTTTAGATTGCTGCTCCTCATACATTTTCTGTACATCATACTCAGTCATGTGTCCACCACTCAGGTTTATCCCTACCTTTCTCCCACTTAGCGTAATGTTTTTCATTAATACAGTAATCTCTATACGCTTTGATTGGGTCTTCATTTTTGTATTCATCAGGCATTGCCTGTGCTACTGGTGTAGCCATATTTATATTTATATTATCAGGTATTTTAGAAAGAGCATCACCAAGTTTCGTTATACTTGCATGTTCTCTTCCATACCTGTAAGCATACTCTTTACCAAGAGCTAGGAAATGTTTGTATAACCAAACATAATTCACACTACTTTCTCTAGCCCATATTGTACAGGGATGATTCCAGTATGCTCGTTTATATAAGCCTGTTGCATCTGCATAGTCATCACCATCAAGCTCTCTATGAGCAGTACATAACATCTGTGCTGTTTCCAATGGCATCTTCACTAGCATCTTATCAGGCTGTGCTTGTGCTGATTTGATTGGACAATCATAAAAATAAAATATGTTCATAGTTCTTCCTCAGTTGTTCCGTCTGTTTCTCTGTAGTTTTCATCGTCTACTATTTCTACTCCATACTCTAAGTCTTCAAAGTCTATAAGTTCTTGTAGTCTTTGTTTGACTTCCGACCATGTAGGATGAAAGGTAAAGACAATAGGTTCAATGTGAACTTTAACTGTTTGCTCAATACCCATCCACTCGCTGACTTTTTCTAAACCAAAACGTCTAAACTCTCTTTCTTCTGTGGTTTCGTCAGTCCCTTCAAAGCCTGCAAAGTCTCCATAGAAACCTTGAGGTTTGATTACTCTGATAGGCTCATGCCCACCATACTTAAAGCTAACAGTTTTATTTTGTTTAACTGCTTCTATTACATCTAATGTAACTTGTGATATATCTACTGTCATTTCTCCTCCTTAATGTAACTATATGTATCCCTATTCCATTTAAGTCCTAACAATTCTGTTAGTCTCCACCTCAATGTATCTAGATTACGAACATCACTTAACCATATATCTTGAGACTCATATAAGCCAGTTAAAAGATGATCTAAATCATTCGTAAGTTTTCTATAGTTTTCTAACTCTTCTGCAGATAATTCTATAGTTGTTTTAGTTTTTAAATGTTTTACTTTCATTTTCCTTGCCCTCTATATTTTTTGTAGGTCTGTTTAGTTCTCTTTGGCATTGTTGAAGTGCCTACATTCCTTCGACCTTGCCAAGTCTTTTTACCACGTATTCCTGTCTTCGAGGTATGTTGTATGTTCTGTGTTGCTTTTCTCATGAGTATATGTTTTTCATACTAGCAACATAACTCATAGCAAAAAGATCCCATGATGCCGGTGAATACTCTTTGATCTGTGCAATCTCAAGTCCTTCCTCATACCATCTTTCTTCTAGTTCTTGTTGTATTAAGTTGCTCATTAGCTTTCCTCCTTATGTTTTACAAACTCACATTCATAATTGTAAGGATGTACTTTTAAAATTTGTACACCTAACTTAGCTTGTGCTTTAGTCCTAGAATGAAAGCTCGTGTAAGAACCATATCGCCTGTCAAGTTTTAAAGTCTTAACATCAATCAAAGTTTTCTTACCAGTCTTATCAACTATTACTAAGTCTGCAAAGCCTACGCTACTAGCATTTCTAAACACCTCGTAGCCTTGATCAAACAACCAAGATACCGCCTTGTGTTCTGCAATATCTCCTATTCTGCTTCTATTTATTTTAGCTGCCATATTATTTCCTCGTTGCCATTTTTCTATTACGTCTAGTTCTTTTGTGATAGAACCCATCTTGCATTAAGTAACAACCAAATGCTATTCCTACTGGTGAAAAGAACATTAGCATTAAAGGGAAACTAAAGTCCCTGTATGCAAACACCACCAAAATATGAGCCATACCACTTACTAAAAGTAGTACGCTCCCTACGCTAAAATTAAACCAATTAGCCATATTATTTCCTCACTTTGTAGATTCCGGTTAACTTCTCTTTCTTAGGATGTTCGGAATCTATAACACCCTGAAAGATTTCTTGTTGTACTTTAGAAACTTCTTTTGTATCTGTCAAGTTTAATATTTTGACATCACTTAGTTTAGGTTTCCAAGTCTTCCAATAAATTTTCTCTACCTCACGTACTCGCCAAGTCCATTCAACATTCTGTCCGTTGTAGTCGTAGCCAAAAATAGGTCTATCCACGTTCTTTATCCCTATCTAAATAATCTTTTACATATTGAGCATCCTGTAAATTTAATTTGTAATGCTCACGTAGTCCATCTACATTGAAAGGACAAGCATGTGCTTCTTTCTCTAGTCGTCTAGCATCTATAATTAGTTTATGTAATCTCGTCATATTCTTCTAGCTCCCTCATAAATTCTTCATTCATATCCCATAATTCATCTATACGTTCTTCATCAATTATGAAATCATGTAAAGTTATTTCTCTTCCGTATCCATCTGTTACTGTTCTGCCTTCTTGTCCACTAGGTTTAAATATACCTGTGTCTAAAAAGTTCTGCACATAGTAACGACCCACACTTCCCTCTAGCTGTAGAAATAGCCCACTATTAATTATTTCTAATTGGTTTTTATAAAATGTCATTTAGCCCTCCTCAACTGATTTATATTCTCTAGTAAGAGAATGTTTAAAATAATCTAAACCTTTTGATTTATCTGTGTACATATACATAAACAGATCATCTTTGTAGCCTAGTTTATTCCAAAAGTTTTTAAAGATGTCGTGTAATACATCTTTATTCTTTACATCTTTAACATATAAATTTTCCATAAGCCCTCCTATATATATATTATATATTTAAAGTTATATAAATATTATTATATTTAATATATAAATATATTAATAAATATATAATTACAAAATATTGTACCACGTCTTTAGTCATGTGTCAAGTGTCTAATAACTCTTTTATTTCATTTTTCATTTCATACCTCACTAATTAATTGCTATTGCATTCTCAATGTCTATCACAAAACCAGAATCATCTTGCCTTGCTTTGCCTTTAGCTTTGAGTCCTACTATCACCCCTCGTTCATCTAAGAATCTCAAATCGTCTTTGTCACCATTAATAACTTTAACATTCTTGAAGGATTTCGGTAATTCTTTTCTGAATACTGTTGCTACATTCATGCCCCTGTTTAGAGCTTCTTGCCAGTACTCAGCATATTTTTCGTTAGCTTCACTATAACTCCACGTCAAATGATAGTTCTTGATATGCTCAACCTTTCTTGTAGGTATCTTTGTATAATCATAAAACTGCACTTCTGGAAACTCTTCGAAGATTGTTTTACCATTGTCAAGTTTTATCTTTTCAAATTGAATATCACTTGTACCATTCAACCTAACACAAGGTTTAACAGATAGCCGATCAGCTTTGCGAATCAATGCATGAATATCTTTGACTATCAACCGCATAAACTCCGCTTGATCTTCAAAAAATAAATCTGTTTTTCTTGCTCTCGCTCTAAGAATATTATTTGTAATTTCGCCCTTCTTGATAATACCTGCTCGCCCTGCAGTATTAAGACAAGCAACCTTGCACCTTGCTATCTCTTGATACGGACACACTTTTGTATTACGTGGGTCGAGGTAAAGAATACCAGTTAGATATTCTCCACCTTTATCACTTTTAATAGTCTTAGAATTGTTTCCAATTCCTAATAGTTTCATAAGCCCTCCTTATTTATATGAATTAGCCAACTCTAAACAGAATTTAGCTTGTTTTTTTGTCAATCCAAATACTGCTTGAATCGCATCAATATTATTAAAATTATCGCCTACTATATCCTTTCCTAATATCAAAGCCTGTACAGTAAAAGCAATATTCTTATCTGTAATATTTTCTAGTGCCTCCATAAGCCCTCCTTATAATTTAAAATATTCAGCCCATACGTGGTGATCGAGTTCGCCCTCTTTAAGTTTCTTTTCTTCTTTTGGGTAATCCTCGCAGTCCTCTTCGTTAGGTAACATACTCCTCTGTGCATCTGTTATACTGTTTAAAGTGTAACCGCCCACGTTATAACCTCTAGATTCTAACTGATCTCGTGCATGTCTAATGTCACCAAATAAGTTTTCTAGTTCTTGTAATTCATCAAATGTCATAAGTCCTCCACTTGTTTAACTTTATATTGCCACTCTATAGAATCAAAATAATAATGTCCGTTAGAAAGCTCCTCCGCTTTTTCAACTGCATCTTTTCTTGATTCCGCTTCTATTCTTATGGTATAGATTTCCGTCTCATACCTTTTTACTTTAAAGAATCTTTTCATAAGCCCTCCTTATTTCTTTCTTATGTAATTAATTATAAAATCTTTTGCATCTAGTAAAGTATTAATATTATGCTCATTCTGAAAACCAGTAATGCATTCATCATAATAATAACCCTCTTCATTTTCTGTGCTTTCTAAAATATGAAAATATTCTTTTTCAGTTCCTTCCCAATTTGGGATAACTAAAAATTTTCTATTTTTAATAACGTGATGATATATTTTATCCATAACCCTCCTTATTTAATTAAAGCATATGCCTTTTTGATATCTTTTAGTTTTAATTCTTTTATATCAATACCATTCGAATATAATAACAATGATGCTATTTCTATCTCTTCAATGGTTTCTTTCATTAATTCAGAATTCATAACCCTCCTATTAATTAAACAAAAGAATAGCTGCTATAGGTTCAAGACTTACAAAGAAATATAATTTCTCATGCTCCCTGTTACTACTATAGCAACTATTCCATTTTTTTGATTTTCATGACATTGCTGCCCTACTTCTCAAAACATAGCATATCTGATTATTTCTAATCTGTCAACACTTTTTTATAAATTCTTTTTCAAGAACGTATAAAGAAATGTAAGCAGTTTAACAAGGTGCTTAGCTTGTGGGGTTTATATCGTGTCTAGTTGCCCTATATTCTCAAGATGAATTATCTTTGTTAATGTGTCGTGACATTGTCGCATTGCATGTATTTTGTCTGCTTGTTGTGACTTTGTCCAAACAGTACCACGTTTATATAGATAATTAATCTTCTGTGCTACTTTCTTTGTGCGTTGTCTTTTGATCTTGTCGCTTGACTTCTCAAAAGGTCGCATCCCTTTTTTTATTTCCTCCCTTTCAACTTCAACAAAAACATTTTTCAATTCTGGCGTTAAAGTTTTGGGATTTATAACAAACATTGCTTTACGCATAATTTGGTTACCCTCTTAAGCTTTCATGACTTAATTGCCTTACTAACTTGATACATACTTTAAAAGAAAAATAAACACTTTGCAAGAAAAAAAATAAAATAAATACAAATAAATTTCTTGACTTGTTAAGCTTTATAGTGTAGTGAAGTTCTAAGAAGTTCTGACAAGTAGCACAAAGAATCTAACAAGTCAATAAAAAGATGCAACTAAATAGCTGTATAAATGTACAGTATGGATTTTAAACGAAACGAGGGCAAGGAATAGAAAGACAAGGGAAAGACTAAAAACGCCTTAGAATTGAAGTATGAAGCTTTAAGAGCATGTAACACAATTACCCACTATTACACACTTAAAAAACTATATAAGGATAAAAGGGTTATTGATTCTAAAGTATTGATATTATTTGAGAAGATATACGAAACCTTGTCAAGTATGATAAGTACAAGATTAAACTTGATAGACTTAATAAACTTGTCAAGACTTGTTAACTAGATTGACACTTAACAAAACTTCGAAGACTTGTCAAGTATTCGAGGGAAAATAAAAGTAAATAAAAAGCTTGCAAGTTCTTGACAAGTATGATAGGCTTTCGCCCACTTGACAGGGCTTGAAAAAAAACTCTTAGGAAGTCTCGCAGAGTCTGCTAAGTATGGTAAGTAGGGGAGGGCAGGATGTACAGGGGGGGTACACCGGTATATATAGCAATCACATACATTTCTAGCCTAAATGGATGTTTACTAGTTTTATCGCCCCCTCACTTCATAAGACTTTACAGGGGCTAGACAGGCTAGGTAGGTATGTATTTAACCGGGGGGACTTAACAAAGTATATTGTACAGTCGTATATCCATTTTGTCAAGTATTATTTCAACTTTCAAAGACTTGACAAGTTTGTATATGGTCCTATAATTATGATTATGAGTTATTTACCTCAAACTACAGAGAAAAAGAATAAAGTTCTTACGGAGAAACAACAATCTTTTCTGGACAATTTGATCCAGACAGGAGGTGATCCGAAGAAAGCAGCCGAGCTTGCAGGATACTCAGGCAATTATCATCAAGTTATAAAAGCATTAAAACAAGAAGTGATTGAATTAGCCTCGGACGTACTAGCTCGTTCTGCACCCCAAGCAGCCTTCAAACTCGTAGATATCATGAATAGTGATGCACCTATACCGCAGGTTAGCAACAAGCTAACTGCTGCTCAGACCATATTGGATCGTGTAGGAGTAACTAAGAGTGATAAACTTGATGTAACTCATACTGCTGCCGGAGGTATATTTATACTTCCTGAGAAAGCACCTATTGAAGTAGAAGCACAGGATATAATATATGAAGAAGAAAGCACCTTCGATGAAGCAGAAGATAGACTCCAACAACCTGATGTGGGAGAAACTGATGGAAGCGAGGAGGAAGAATAATGCCAAGAAAGAAAGCAGCACCTAAAAAGAAATCTACAGTCAATAAAGCCGGTAACTATACCAAGCCTACTATGCGTAAGAATCTTTTTAATAAGATCAAAGCAGGAAGTAAAGGTGGTAAGCCCGGACAGTGGAGTGCTAGAAAGGCACAGATGTTGGCTAAAGAGTATAAGGCTAAAGGTGGAGGTTATAAGTAATGGCACTTAAAAAGTCTCAGAAGTCTTTAAAGAAGTGGACTAAACAAAAATGGAGAACTCCTAGTGGTAAAAAGTCTTCAGAGACTGGAGAAGTCTACGCACCTGCAGCTACTATAAAGAAACTTAAATCAACTGCAGCAGGAAGAAAGAAACTAGCAGCAGCTAATAAAAAGA